AATGATTTACGTCTTTTTGCGGCTTTAGAACCTTTCTTAACTTTTCCAGTTACGGCTGTTTTTAATTTACTACCAGGGTTGGCTTTACGATAGGCTTTGACACCTTTCTTTGTCATCCCCGCTCCAGATTTAGTCTTTCTAAAATTACCAGACTTAACCGAAGCTTTGATTCCCATACCCTTTTTTCTAGTAGTAGCCATAACTATCTATCCACAAAATAATACAGTGTTGGTAACATTAGTAATAGTAATTACAGCAAAATCTGTAAGACTACTGCCGTTTGATGTTGTTAGTATACCCATACCAGGGAGGAACATGTCCTGTGTGCCAGTAGCACTCGCTGGTGTTGCTATGTTTAACAACTCTGTACCTGAACTACTATTTAAGTTCATTTTCACACTACCCGCTGAACCACTAGCTAAATAATAGAACCCTTTTAATCGAGTTCTAGGTAAAGCTATTGACCCAGTTGTTCCTATACTTACGTTACCCGCTGAAGCACCTGAAGCTGTAATACTTGTAACTTTAGTAAAAAAATTACTAGAATCAGCTGCACCAGAATCAGCACCTGTAACAACCTCTGTAGTTGAATTTCCTGTTAGTACATTAGCCACAGTAATACCAACGATAGTGAAAGTATCTCCACTGTCGTCTCCTGCTGAAGTAAATCTAACTTTATATCCAACCCCGTTAGGGCCTGCGTCATCGGTGAGTAAGGTAAGAGCTCCAGCACCCGATATGGATGCTGCTGCTCTATAGTATGTAGCACTTGCGGAAGGGGTTACTGCCCATATATCTCCATTGCTGCTCATATTTTTCTCCTATTAACTAACTGCTGCACTAAAAGGTGTAGCTAAGTTTCCAGTACCACCTGTGGTAATCGAAACACTCCATTGAGTTGAACTGATAGCTGTACATGTGATTGTAGCGTGTGTTACGCCGCCTTTTGTGCTTCCGTTTAAAGTAATAGTATCTGAAGTAGCAGCTGTTACAAATCCTTCCATGTTATCACTTGTATCTGTGTCAACTATTGTAGCTGAACCAGTCATAATATCATTTGCGTTTGCAGCTTGGATTACTAAGTCTCCAGTTTTTGTTTTTGAGTTAACTATTGTGAATGTAGCACCCATGTTATTTAGACTATCAATATCAGAACCTGGTCCTGAACTTGCTCCGTCTGCTGTTGCATTTAATGCTGGTAATGCATAAACTACTGCTCCAGCAGCAGCATTATGAATAATTTTGCCTGCGTGTGCAGCGACTGTTAAAGAAATGCTTGCGTCAGCACTTACGACATTACCTGGTCCTGTGTTAATAAACCCATTTTTGGATATTATTGGACCTGAAAAAGTTGATGTAGCCATTATATATCTCCATACAAAGTTAAAAACTTATCTATCGTGTATGCGTCTGTTCGGGGGCAGTCAGATAAGTTATATTGTTCCCGATGTATAAAGTATACTCTTTTTGGAAACAAATAAAAGAAAAAAGAAAACCCAGCGAGAGAGTGCTGGGCTTCCAAAATGAGTGTTCAGAACTATGAAAAACTGAACACTCTCAAGTGTGCTTATTAAGCACCTTGTGAACCCCACATTCCTAGTGGGTCGGAAAAACCGAATGAGTATCTTTCACGGGCTTTATATCTTACATTGCCTGTGTCGAAATCACCGTCCATCGATGTAGTTAATGGTGTTCTTACAAAGTATTTCATACCATTTGGTACATCAGTTGTTAAGAAATAACCATCAGTATCAGTTAAGTAATGATTGATAGTATATCCTTCTGGTATTGCACCGTTACTCTTAATTGCGTTTAAATCATTGTCAGCTGTGCTAGTTCTTAGCTCAGAATCTAATAGACGTGTCGCAACAAATTGTAGACTTGGTGGAATAATCAGTTTACGTGGCTTCGCAGCAATCAATAAACCTCTTTCATCAGTCCAAGCAGCTATTTGAATAACCGCATTTTCTAATGATGACTCGTTTAAGTCAGCAGCTGTTGTTTGAGTATTACTGTTTGTGCCACCATTTACTAACGGATGATCTGTAGCAAATAATTCTTTACCGTCACCACCATTAGTATCTGAGAAACCATTGTTTAGAATGTTCGCAGCTTTCACTTGTTTAGTGTTAGACATTGAACGTGCTAAAGCTTTTGTGTATCTCGCAGATAAAGTATCGTAAAGGTTATCCTCTACAGCTTCTTCTGTTAATGAGAAACCTAAAGCTATGGTTTCATGGTTGTATCTAGCTGTAAAAGCTTCTTGAGCATTGTCATAAGAGATGGCAGAGCCTTCATCTTTAACAGGTGCTTGTCCAAAGCCTGACAGTTTTGTTTCTTCTTCGAAACTACGTTCTGAAGTTTCAGACTCGTAGATTTCTTTGTGCTCTTCACCATAACGACTGTATTCCATTCCGAATAAAGCATTAAGGCCTGGGAGCAACTCTTTTAATAGCTGAGCTCTTGAAATTGCCATGTTTTATTCTCCTTTATATACCTGTTGCGTTAGTGTAAGAATGTTGAGCAATGTTGAATTTCACTAACACATCAGTAAACGAATCGCCTACTTGTGAGTTTGGTGAATCAACAAAACCAACGACTCTAAAGCCCTGTGTAGTTTGAGCTACTGTCGCATCTAGTGCTGTAGTAGAGTTACCTGTCACAGTTGAACCAGTTGATGTAGATTGTACTGCAGCTAACGGAGCGTTTGCACCAAGACCTGCTTGGGCTACTGACGCATCAGCTTGTACTTGAAATACAGTTTCTGGATTATCTACAATATATGCAACGGCATCAGATGCTACTGTGCCTGTTGGGAAATATTGTGAGAAAAGCTTCTGTTTTGTGTTTGGGTCTGTATACGAACATCCAACGAATATGCCTATTGTTCCTGCAGGGAAAACTGAAGAGTTAGAACCAATAGTGGTTACTACCTCGATTGTTCCTGCTGCAACGATAGATACAATGCTTCCGTTAAAGATATTTGTTGCATACCCAGACGCTATTTTAATTTGACGAGTAGAACCAGCAAAAGGCTGTCCACCTATCAAATTTACGGGCTTAAGACCGTAAGGTGCGGCTGTTGATGCCATAATATAATCTCCTTAAAAAATTATCTTTTGCCTTTAGTCACAGTAGATTTTTTATCAGAAAATAACGGCATTCTAGGGTCATTCTGTCTCATCAGGTTGTTATCTACAGCCTGTTCCTGAGCTAAAGCTTTTCCCTTAAAATATTCATTTCTCTGGTCTACCATTTCCTGCGGCATTTTACATAATAGCAGTCCACCAACTTCAATACCGTCTTTGAATCTTGAGTTAGGGTCTGCTGGTATTTGTACTTCTGGGTGATCTGAATGTTTCACAGGTTCCCAGCCTTCACGCATACGAGAGGACACATTTAGATTATCAGCTTCGTTTACCAATGACACCCTTATCCAACGATACGCCCAGCCAGCATCATGCTTGATTTCTGGTAATGTGGAGCGAGGTTCCCATTGTTTATTTCGAACTTCAGTCTCTTCACGACTTACTGCTTCTCTATTTGTACGATTATTTGATTTATCCATTTGCGTTCTCCGTTTTAATTAATTCACGTGCATATTGCTCTGGTGTTAGCTTGAATTTCTTTGCTAAAGCTAACTGTGTTTTGGTCAATCTAACTTTTTTAGGGCCAGTCGACCTTGTTGCTGGAGCAACTACAGTTGAAGGTTTGCGTTGGGCAGGTCTAGCCGCTTCCAACGAATCAGTATCCCCAAAATTTTCTGGGAAACGTTTTTGCATAGTACTATCTATACTACGGTAATATTGGTCAGACGATGGGTCAACCCCATTTCTAACTAATTTTTCATGCAACCCTAATGCTAATGATGTCATTTCTTCGTCCTTTCCAAACCATTTGTTTTGCTCTTGCCAAGCCGTAGCTTTAACATCTGGTAGTGGAACTCTAGGTTGTGTTCTAGCTTGCTCTGAAGATAACGCATTTTCTTGAGTTTGTAAAGCTTCTTGATTGTATTGTGGCTTTCTATCAGTGGCTTGACCTAATCTATACTGAGCCTCATTCATTTTAGTCTG